ATGTGTAGAAAATACATCGTATTTTTTATCAGTTATGCTATGATTGTTCTTACTTTGGGGATGTTTCTGGCTTCGACGCTGGTGATGAAACTCATAGATGCATGTCGAGAGCGCATTTTCTCTCGTAAATCAAATTTGCATATTTTAGTCGCAAACGACGAAACTTACGCTCTAGCTGCCTAAGGGCAGCTTGTCCGCATCCCTGAATACTTGTGGTTAGGGGTCCCGACTGAAGCGAACGCACACAAGTCCGTATAAGATCAAGCCTTGGGGTCTTATACTAAATCTTAAAGGATCGCGATTTGTACCCTGTTCGTCGGGTCACAAAGAGCTAAATCAATAGACGATATCTAAGCATGTAGTATTCTCGAGCGTAGTGCTGGCGGACGCGGGTTCAACTCCCGCCATCTCCACCAAAATTCTTTCCGAAGTAATCCGTCGGAATCTAAAAAAGCCTTTAAACTCAATGTTTAAAGGCTTTTTTATTGGCTGTATTGTCCGACCCTATCCTAAGCTGTTTGACCCAATTTATGTCTTCAGTGAGTAATTATTGGGAAAATTTACCCAATTATTTTTAGTATTAAATAGGGTAAGTACAGATGAATGTAAATTTTCGGCTTTTTTTGCACTGTTTTTGATTTCATTTTGCACTACGTATTTACAGTTATTCTGCACTAAGAGGCGCTGAGCGCCTTCTTAGTATGTGAAAGCTAAACTTTGGGAAACTCTAACGCTACCATTCCACCAAAGCTCTGCTTGTAACGTGAATTCAGTTCCTGTCGGCACAGTATCTAATACACGTACATCGAAGACACGTATAGCTAAATTTGGGTTGCCATAGCTAATTTGTACAGTATAGCTACTTTTAGCATCCGGCAGCACAGTTGGGTTGTTCCAATCGCTGTTCCAATATTCTTTCAAGTAAGCCATCAATGTACCAGATAACCGAATCTCAACTGACTCACCAACGTACTCTTCCATATTAGCCCAACGCACTGCAATATTAAAATGCTTAGTTGGTGAATACGAATATGGCCAAATAATCGGAGTATAAAACTGTGGCGGACTAGGTTGCCCAGGCGTTACATCTGCACCACGGCTCGTATCATTAATCGTGATGTTCACAAAAGTGCCCGGTGAATCAAGTAGTGCAACCTTCATTGTTTCTGTGATTTCAGTGCGCTGATCCGCCAAAATATTGATATTCAACTGAGCTTCACCATTCGCATCTACTGTAAAGAATCCATTCAATGAAGACAGCGAAATATCGTTTACAGATACACCCGAAATAACATAAGCAACAGCAGTGCCTGCTTCAACGTGCTGTGCCGTCAGTGTGACAGTTACACTTTGTCCTTCATCAACATTAGTTTTATCAGCTGATAATGCAAAAATTGGATCTTCATAGTCATCGCGCAAGCGTTTCCAAATGCGAGTTCGTGATGCAAGTGCTGCATTTGATCCAGATATCGGAAGCTCCGCAAGTAAAGCCTCACTTAAATTATTTACCCCGTAAGGCGCATAAGGACGTAAACGCCACTTGGTTCGATAGCCGAAAATGGCTTCTAAAGCTGTAGCTGGATCGTACGTTAGATTATCTGTCCCATGCCAAGAACCGACTGCAAAGAAGTTCTGAAGTGGTCTTAATGCAAGTTTTTGAATCGCTTCAAGCAATTGCGCATTATTTTCCTCGTCTAACTCTAGATCAGCAAACTCAATGACATTTGCGATCTCTTCTTGTACTGCATTGGCCCAATCAGGCGTTAGATAAGTCGCATCTTGACCATGCAAATCTTCATTATCATGAAAGCCTGGTTTTCCAGGCCCATTTGCATCAGGGCGGGCGTTTACGCTATCAATTCGTTTCATTTAGATTCATCCCAGTTGTAATATGCAAAGCCGAATCGCAGATTTTCCATCATCCCAGCCTGAACCAGTCTTTTTGCTTTAGATACAAGGTGTTCTATTTCATATCGTTCACGTTGTAATCTCATATAAGCTTTGTCATCCTTAATATAAGAAAGAATAATGTCTGCGTTATTTGTCTGTGAGTCTCTAAAGTCATCAAGCGAAGTAAGTACTTGTGCTGCAACGGCAGGGTTGTACCACGATAAAAATGTCCCTGCTATGGTTGTAAAAGTGAATGCTGGGCGCATATTCAAATCAAAAGACAAACTTAAAGCAATTACATCACTTATTGTATGAAGTACGATTACTTCATTATCTTTTTTAACTTTAATCTGATCATCTTCATAAAAGCATTCCCAGATTTGATTTCTATTGCCATGTGTCTCATTCAGCGTTGTTTTTCCAAATTCAGTGTCAATAATCAGGTTTGCCCGACGCGGAAGTAAAAATTTCCCCGCCATAGGATTCGAAGAAAGCGTTGATTCAGGAAACATATCTACTCCAAGTCAAACTGTACTCAAAAATGAATTTCTGTGTATTGTTTTTAATTAAAGGAGGTTCTATTTGAGTCTGAGTGTCGATCAATGATGTTTTAATAAATAACGTTTTAAGTGCTGTATCGTTACCCACATTGATATCAACAATCTTTGTAAAATCAAGTTGATGACTACCAGCTACATACTCTTTAACTGTGATGCCAGCCGGGGCCGAACCTGGTGTCCAAACATTGCCGGTTGGGTTTAAATTAATAGCGCTAAGCGGGTTTGGACTACCGAAAACCAGACTGCCGCTAGAACCAATTTTGTTAAACACCTGTCCGAGCTGATTTTTTGCAGTTGTGATCAATGCCGGTCGTGTTGTAAGTTTTAATTGTTGAGTAACAACACCACTTTTATTTAAAAGCGGAATTGAAGAAATTACATCGCTACTATCAATATAACAACGCACTTCGCAAGTGACATCTAAATACTCATCATTGGCCATTGGCAATGTAGTCGCTATACCTGCTGCATCTTTGATTCTTGCTCTATTAATAATTTTATTGTTTTCAGATGAAATTTTAGAATCACAAACAATTGCGACTTCACCCAGAATTGTATTGTTAAAAACACCAGCGGCAAATCGATAAGTTGACCGCACGTAAATGTAATATGGTGCAGAATCTGATGCACCATAAGTTGTAGCACCAAATTTTGTTGTTGATTGAGCAAATCTTGCGTCAAGCTGTGTTTGTGTAAAAGATGGTTCTGATGTGCCTGTTCCAACCTGCACACCGTAGAACCAGTCTGTAGTCGCCATGAGGTCGAGACCTTGATCTAGCACCATGTTGCAAAACCAGTCGGTTTCTTTTGTGAGTTCATCAGTTTTTGCATTTCTCGCTTCAAACTTAAATCGCGCGCCTACCTGAGCTTTAATTTCAATATTCATTTCATTATCCCATCTGTATTGAATTTACAGTGATTGCAGCTTTAATAAGCTCGTTATCGATACTTGTATTTACTTTGTATGTATCAAGTGTGATCCCAGTCACTTTTAATGAAGATCTGATTTCTTCAGTTTCAGCGGTATTCGCGATATAACTAACGCTGTCTATTAGGGAGATCCCCGTCACTTTTAATGAAGATTTGATTTCTTCATTGTTGTAACCAACATCTGATGTCAGTTTGGTGTTTTTTACACTTACAGTAGCAGCAATAGATTCAATAACTTCTGCAGGATATGGCTTTGATGTCTTAAAAAGTAAAGGCACTTTCAGCACATCAATCCGCAAATAGCCCGGAAAGTAATTCTGAATAATGCAGTTGATATCAGCTGGTGCAGTATCAGGAATCACAATACGCACTTTGTAGCGCAGCTGTTCTGTATTCACAGCATCTGTGCAAGATGCAGTGCACTGCATAGGCTTGTATTTTTGAAACTCAAAAACTTCTACGTTAAAAAGTTTAAATATCAAATCAAAATAAGCGCGATTCATCACGTTACGACTTGTACGCACCCAGCGTAGTATTTCAATACGCTCAGCAATGCTTAAACTGCTTGAAACCATGCATTTGAGCGGTAAGCCATATTCTCGCTCGTAATCATTCAAAAGTTCGACGGGAATTGATTCCAAAACTTGCAATAGTCGATGTGCATCAAGATCCGTCTGTGCGAGCAGCTTTGCATGTGCGTAGATGTCATCTTGCAGGACGGTGGTTGGCGCTGCATCATAAACGGCTTCTGGTAGTAATTGGGTTAATACCGCAACATAAAGCGCAGTCGTTTGGGCTAAACTCATGTCGTTGTACTCACTGTTAATGTGCCTAAGCGTAACCAAGGCGTGTGCATCCAAGTGACTTCAGGCACAATATTTTGCGCGGGTGTTAAATCAACGTCGGTTACATTTGCAATATTCATAATACGTGCAGTCAGTACAGCTTCTTGATAAGACTGAGCAGGCGCTAATTCAGCAAAATAGTCACGTATCACTTGCTGTACAACGTCTAAATCGACACCCACACCTGTGACAGTCGCATTCATATTGATGAGTTGTTCCGTGGGCGTATAAACACGGCAGTCTGCCCAAAATCCGGCTGTCGCATCAAGGACTGCTTGTGCTGCCGTTATCAGTTCAGGACTTGGCAAACTCGGTGGAGTTGCTGCTGCGGTAATCGCGACATCAAGTGATCCGATGCCACGTCGTTTTGCATACACATAAACATGCTGTACGCCCGGCACTTCACGTATATCAATCTCTAGGTCTTTAGCACGATCACGGCTTGTACCCAAACGCTTGCGCATCAAAATGCGTTACCTCCACAT